TCACAAGGATTGATGGATGGGCCTCAGGGGTCCGGGTGCTTCGCGGGCCAGGCTGGCGCGTGAGCAGGCAGAGAAGTCAAAACGCAAGCTGCCCTGGAAAAAGAAGGGGCTCAATCGCGTCGAGCGCATTGTCGCGTTCCTCGAATTTTTGCCCATCACGAAAGGGAAGCTCCAAGGCAAGCGCATGAAGCTGCTGCCCGAGCAGCGCGACTTTGTGCGCAAGGTCTATGGGCGGTCTGGTGCCAATCGCGTCCGCATTGCCATCAAGTCAGAGCCCAGAGGGAACGGGAAGACAGGCCTGATAGCGGGGCTTGCCTTGTGCCATCTCCTCGGGCCCGAGAGCGAGCCGCGCGGCGAGGTGTATTCCGCGGCGATCGACCGGCAGCAGGCCGGCCTCATCTTCAATGAGATGGAGGCGATCATCCTGGCGGTGCCGGAGTTCGCGGCGCGTGTGAACCCCCAGCGCTTCCATAAGCGTATGGAGGTGCTCGACGGCGACGGGGTGGGATCGATTTACGAGGCGCTGTCGGCCGATGCGAGAAGGGCGCACGGTCTCGCTCCCTCGTTCTGGGTCTATGACGAGCTTGCTCAGGCGCGTGACGGGGAACTGCTCGAAAACCTGCGCACCGCCATGGGGAAGCGGAAAGCCGCGCTCGGGATGGTGATCTCGACGCAGGCGCCAACGGATGACCATCCGCTGTCGATGCTGATCGATGACGCCTTGGAAGGGCATGACGACAGCATTGTGCTGGATCTGCGCTCGGCGCCGCTCGATGCAGATCCGTTCGCGCCTGAGACGATCCGAGCCTGCAATCCGGCGGCGGGGGTATTCCTCGATTTGGATGACATCGTGAAGGAGGCGGAGCAGGCCCGGCGCGTGCCGATGTTCGAGGCAAGGTTCCGCAACCTGCGCCTTAATCAGCGGATCGACGGCAACGCAGAAAACCGGATTGTCACCCGGCCGATCTGGGAGGCGTGCAAAGCGGAGATCGACGTGTCGGACCTAGCCGGCAGGAAATGCTTCGGCGGCCTCGATCTCTCGGGCAAGGATGACCTGACCGCGCTGGTGCTGGCGTTCCCAGATGACGAGCCAGAGCCGGGATATGATCTGCTGTCCTTCTTCTGGACACCTGAGGGAAGAATGGCCGCCCGCAAGGAGCGGGAGCGCGATCTGTTCCGCGTCTGGATTGGCAAAGGGCACATCGCGCCGGTGCCGGGGCCGGTGATCAAATACCGCTTCATGGCGGCGCAGCTCGCCGATCTGCAGCGGCAGTTCGACATCCAGGCCATCGGCTATGACCGTTGGCGCATTGACGACTTCAAGGGCGACATGGCGGAGGAGGGTGTCGACCTTCCCCTCGAGCCCTACGGGCAGGGCTTCAAGGACATCTCGCCTGCCATCGAATACTTCGTGGAGCTCGCGCTTTCCGGGCGCCTCCGCCACGACGGAAACCCGGTCCTGACTTCCTGTGTCGCCAACGCGATCACGGTGAAAGACCCAGCCGGCAACATGAAGATCGACAAGGAAAAATCGAACCGTGGCGCCTCCGTCAGGATCGACGGTCTGCAGGCGGCCTTGATGGCGCTCGGCACGGCGAAGCGGTTCGAGCCGGAGCAGAAGCCGGCGCCTCAATACCAGATGCTCGTCCTGGGCTGATCACAGGAGACCTACCATGAACAGGGCTTATTCGGTCCTGACCGTGAAAGCGGTCAACGACGAGGAGCGCGTAATTGAAGGCATCGCCTCGACACCTGCCGTTGACCGCGTGGGTGATGTGGTGGAGCCGTTGGGCGCCAAGTTCGCCCTGCCGATGCCGCTTCTATGGCAGCACGATTCCGATCAGCCGATCGGCCATGTCGAGTTCGCGAAGCCGACCGAGCGGGGCATCCCGTTCCGAGCCCGGCTCGTCCATCCAGACGCAGTTGAATCCTCCATTCTCAGGGATCGCCTGCAGCTCGCATGGGACTCGCTGAAATCGAAGCTCGTCCGCGCGGTCTCGATCGGTTTCAAGGTCCTCGAATATTCGGTGATGGAGGGCGGCGGCTGGCGGATCAACGAATGGGAGTGGCTAGAACTCTCGACGGTCACGATCCCCGCCAATCAAGAGGCCGTCATCACCGGCCTGAAAAACATGGATGCCGCGGCGATCGCGGTCATCAAATCATTCGATACCGGCCTCGCTCCGCAGAGCAATGAGGACGGAGGAGAAGCCTCTCGCGGAACAGGCGGCGAGAAGGCGGTGATCAAGCCTGTCTCTCCCGGCTCGGGAAAATCCATCAAACCTGTGAACCTGAAGCCCAAGGAGGGCACTGAAATGAAGACGCTCGCTGAGCAGATTGCTGCTCTCGAAGCCAAGCGCGCGGCCAATGTCGCCCGCATGGAAGATATCCAGTCCAAGGCGGCCGAAGAGGGTCGCACCAAGGACGAAGCCGAGAAGGAAGAGTTCACGACTCTTTCGGACGAGCTCGACACCATCGATGAGGAACTGAAGGACCTCCGTCGCATGGAGCGGGCCAAGGCCGTCGAGGCCAAGCCGGTGAACAAGGCCGAGAAATCGGTCGAGGGCACCCAGGCTCGCGCCGGCGTGGTCGTGAAGGCTCCGAAGCTTGATGCAGGTATCGCGTTTGCTCGCCTGGCTAAGGTCAAGGCGCTGTCGAAGCTTGACGGCGAAAGCGCTCGCGTTGTCGCCAAGGAGCTTTACGGAGAGGATTCGCCGATCTACGGCGTTCTGGTGAAGGCTGCAGTGCCGGCCGGCTCTACGGCCGCGGGCAATTGGGCTGCGAACCTCGTGGGTGAAGAAAGCTCGGTGTTTGCCGACTTCGTGGAGTTCCTTCGCCCGCAGACGATCCTTGGGCGGTTCGGCGCCAACGGCATTCCCGGCCTGCGCCGCGTGCCGTTCCGTACGGCTCTGGTCGGTCAGACCGGTGGTGGTGACGGCTATTGGGTCGGTGAGGGCAAGGCGAAGCCGCTGACCCAGTTCGACTTCAGCCGCACCACGCTGGAGCCCCTCAAGGTCGCGAATATCGCTGTCGTTACCGAGGAGCTTCTCCGCGACTCCAGTCCGTCGGCTGAGATGATCATCCGCGACCAGTTGGCCGCCGCTCTGCGCGCCCGCCTGGATACGGACTTCATCAATCCGGCCAAGGCCGCCGCGGCGGGCATCTCACCGGCCTCGATCACGAACGGCGTAACGCCGGTCGTTTCGAGCGGCAACGACGCGGATTCCATCCGTGAGGATGTTCGGTCCCTGTTCGCGACGTTCATCGCCGCCAATAATGCGCCAACCTCTGGCGTGTGGATCATGTCGGCCATGACGGCTCTATCCCTCTCGCTGATGCTCAATCCTCTGGGCCAGCGCGAGTTCCCCGGCGTCAGCATGTCGGGCGGCACGTTCGAGGGCTTGCCGGTGATCGTCTCCGAATATGTCCCGACCGTCTCGGCAGGTTCTTATGTGATCCTCGCCAACGCGTCGGACATCTACCTCGCCGACGATGGCGGCATTGCCGTCGACATGAGCCGCGAGGCATCGCTGGAGATGGACAACGCGCCGACGCACGACAGCACGACGCCGACCGAAACGCAGCTGGTCTCGCTTTGGCAGACCAACAGCGTCGGCTTCCGCGCCGAGCGCACCATCAACTGGGCGAAGCGCCGTGCTTCGGCAGTGGCGGTGCTCAGCCAGGTCAACTGGGGCGTTCCCTCGGGCTCCTAAGCCTGACGCATGACATGGCCGGTCGCGGGCAACTGCGACCGGTCTCCCCCTCTCCTGACTGGAGAAATCTCCATGAAGTCGAACACCTATATGGACCGGGCGCTGAAGGCCCGAGATCCCCGATTTGCGCGCATCCTCGGCAAGCTCGGCTACGAGCGCCGCGATATGGTACCGGCGCCGAAGAAAGCGCCCAAGCCGACGGCGGGCGACGAGAAGAAGGCTTTGCGCGCCGAATACGAGCGCGTGATCGGTAAGCGCGCGTTCCACGGTTGGGACGCCGAAACGCTCCGCCAGAAGATCGCCGAGGCGAAGGGCTGATCAATGCGCATCCTTGGTTTCGAGGTATCCCGGGCGGCCACAGCCGCGCCCGACAGCTTTAGCCGGAGCGGCGTTCCGCTGGTGCCTCGCGAGGAGAAAGACCTGTCGCCCGTCTCCCCGCGCGGAACGGGCTGGTGGCGCATTCTGGAAAGCTTCTCCGGCGCGTGGCAGCGCAACGTTGAGGTTCGGTACGACTCTGTCCTGTCGTTCCATGCCGATTTTGCCTGCCGCACCCTGATCGCCTCGGACATCGCGAAGCTGCGGATCAAGCTCGTCCAGCAGGATGAGAACGGCATTTGGACCGAGACGACGAACCCAGCCTATTCGCCGGTGCTTCGGAAGCCGAACCATTTCCAGAACCGCATTCAGTTCATGGAAAGCTGGGTGCTGTCGAAGCTCCAGCGTGGGAATACAATCGTGCTGAAGAAGCGCGATGCCCGCGGTGTCGTGAATGGTCTCTATGTGTTGGACTGGACCCTGGTCACACCGCTGGTGGCGGATGACGGGTCGGTTTTCTATGAGCTAAATACCGACAGCCTTTCGGGCATCGCTGAGGCCAGCGTGATCGTCCCCGCGAGCGAGGTCATCCACGACCGCTTCAACTGCTTCTTCCATCCCCTGATCGGTCTTTCGCCGATCTTCGCTGGCGGCCTCGCGGCGATGCAGGGGCTCGCGATCCAGAACGACAGCACGTTGTTTTTTCAGAATGGCGCGCGACCGGGTGGCGTGCTCACCGCTGACGGCTCGATCAGCGACGAGACAGCGAAGCGCCTGAAGGAATACTGGGACCAAAACTTCACCGGTAAGAACTCTGGCAAGGTCGCGGTCTTGGGCGATGGCCTCAAATACGAGGCCATGAAGGAGAAGGCGGTCGACGCCCAGCTCATAGAGCAGTTGAAATGGAGCGCCGAGGTCGTTTGCTCGGTCTATCACGTGCCTCCGTACAAGATCGGGGTAGGTCAGTTTCCGAGCTACAACAACGTTCAGGCGCTGAACGTCGAATATTATTCGCAGTGCCTGCAGGTGCTGATCGAGGCCATCGAGCTTTGCCTTGATGAGGGCCTCGGCACCGGTGAGGGTCTCGGGACGGAGTTCGACACCAAGAACCTGCTTCGCATGGATAGCGCCCTGCAGATGGAGGTTCTGGAAAAGGCGAAGAGCGTAATGACGCTCGATGAGCGCCGCAAAGAACTCGATCTTAAGGGCGTCACCGGCGGCGGCACGATCTACCTGCAGCAGCAGGATCATTCGATCGAGGCGATCGCCGCCCGAGACAAGCAGCTGATCGAGCAGGCCAACAATCCGCCGCCGCCACCGCCGCCCGTTGCCAATGACAACGAAGAGGCAGAGGCCCGCGCCGCCCTGGTCGAAATCCTGAAGGGACTTCGCTGATGAAATTCGATGGGAAGGCCTTCGGCCAGGAGATCGTCTCAATCGTCAAGGGGTATGTGGGCGAGAAGCTCGCGCCCATTCTGGAGCGCCTGGACGCGCTGGAGAAGCGCCAGCCCGAAAAGGGCGATAAAGGCGATCCGGGCGAGCGTGGCGCGGACGGCGCACCCGGCAAGGATGGGGAACCGGGACCGGCCGGCGAACGCGGCGAGAAGGGCGACAAAGGCGACCCCGGCGAGAAGGGGGAGCCGGGCGAGCGGGGTCCGGAAGGACCGGCGGGGAAAAATGGTCGCGACGGCAAGGATGGCCTCGATGCGGTCGAGTTCATCCGCGATGCGAATGGGCATCTCATCGCCACCATGAGCAACGGCACCACCCGCGATCTCGGTAGGGTCGATGGCGAGAAGGGCGAGCCTGGCCGCGACGGCAAGGACGGTCAGGACGGACTCGGCTTCGATGATCTCGCAGTCATCCACGATGGCGAGCGCGGCTTTACCTTCCAGTTCACGAAGGGTGATCGGGTGGAGAAGTTCGCCTTCACCGTTCCGGTCATGATCTACCGCGGCGTGTTCAAGGAAGGCGAGACCTACCAGCGCGGCGATACCGTGACCTGGGGCGGCTCGCTCTGGCATTGCGATGCGGACACCACCGACAAGCCGGATGGCCAACAGAAGCATTGGACGATAGCCGTACGGCGCGGGCGCGACGGCAAAGACGGCGTTCTGAAGGCTGAGAAGCCGAAAGAGCCGATCAAGGTGGGCTGACATGGTGGCTCTGGTTTCGCTCGATATGGTCAAGCGGGCGCTCAACGTCGACTCCGCCGACGATGATGCGCTGCTCGACGCCTATATCGCCGCTGCTTCCGCAGCCGTAATCAATTACCTGAAGGGACAGGCCGAGGTTCTCCTCGACCTCGACAGCAGCGGCGATCTGCCATCAGGGGCAGAGGTGCCGCCAGAGATCGAAATGGCGACGATCATCCTCGTCGGCCACTTCTATCGGGAGCCGGATGGCAACCCTGATCAGGCTTTCGAGCAGGGATACCTTCCAAAGCCGGTGACGGCGATCCTTTATCCGTTGCGTGATCCCGCTCTCGCATGACGAAGCCGAAATGGTGGCCGGCGTGGGAGGGCCAGACCGTCATCATCGTGGCGTCGGGTCCGAGTGCGAAAACGGTGCCGCTGGAGAGTGCGAAGGGACAGGCGCGGTTCATCGTCATCAACACATCGTGGCGTCTGTGTCCGTGGGCCGACATCCTGCATGCCTGTGATCTGTCGTGGTGGGATCATGTGAAGGGATGCCCTGAGTTTGATGGCCTGAAGCTTACGGTCGATCGGAAGGCGGCCGAGAAATACCCGGATGTGCATCTGGTCAACTGCCGCAAGCCGGATGATCGCTTGTTTCTCGAACCATTGAACACTGTTGGATGGGGCGGGAATTCCGGCTTCCATGCTCTCAATCTCGCGGTGCAGTTCGGGTGCCGCAAGATCATCCTCGTCGGCTACGACATGACCGTTGCGGCGGGGCTGCATTGGCATGGAGCGCATCCGGAAGGGCTGAATAACCCTCGGGCTCCGAATGTGGAGCGCTGGCGGCGCGCGGTTGACAATGCCTGGCACGTCATCGAGCCGCTCGGCGTGAAGGTGATCAACTGCAGCCCGATTTCGATGCTCCGAAAGTACCCGAAAATGACACTGAAGGATGCTCTCGCGGCATGACATACGAAGCCAACGGAGCGCGGTTTATTGCCAAGGATGACATGATCGTCCGTTGGTGCCGCGAAACTGGACAGCCGTTCGAGCCGGAAACGACCGAGTTCATATTCGGCGCGACCGGCACGTTCGTGGATGTGGGCGCGTCAACAGGCTGGTTTTCGATCCCTATGGCTTTGCGTGGGCATAAGGTCGAGGCCTTCGAGCCGAACCCGGCCGTATTCCGCCGCCTTTCCGATAACGCCGATCTCAACGGCGCAGTGATAGCGATGCACCACGCCGCAGCGTCCGATAAGGGCGACTCTGTCACGATGTGGATCAACCCTGCGGTTCCATTGACTTCTGGCGGCTCTATCGAAAGAGCGACTTGCGCCAGACCGAAACGGATTGAGGTGCAGGCCGTAAGGCTCGATGACGCTTTGTCAGGCGATGTGTCTCTGATCAAGATCGATGTCGAGGGCCACGAGATGGCAGTGCTGCGCGGGGCCGAGAAAACGGTTGAGCGATGCCGCCCGCATCTTGTGCTTGAAGCGAACACGCCAGATCATTGCGCGGCTTTGGCCCTGTGGCTCGATGCCCACGGCTATTCATGGCGCCGTGCCGATCACCGGAACATGCTTTGCAGCCCATCATCCTGACCGTCCTACGCGGCGGCGGGGAATATCACGCCGGCCACGTCGAGACGCTGCGGGACCAGTGCAGGCGCCATGCTCCGGGCATCGAGTTTGCATGCCTGTCGCGAGAGGACGTGCCGGGCAAGATAGAGGCATTGCACGATTGGCCGCACTGGTGGTGCAAGATGGAGATGTTCCGGTTGCCGGGTCCGGTTCTTTACATGGACCTTGATACGGTGATCACGGGGAATCTTGGCCCTCTGCTTGATACTGCCCTGTCAAGGCAATTCACGGTCCTGCGTGACTTCAACCCACACGCCCGCGACATGGGTTCGGGTCTCATGGCCTGGTCCGGCGATATGGGCGACCTCTACAGGGCGTTCAAAGCCGATCCGGCTCGTCATATGGCCGAAAACAATTCGGGGCGCTGGCTTGGGGATCAGGGCTTCATCGAGCGTCACACGTCGGCCCGGTCCTATTGGCAGGTCGAATGCCCCGGCGCGGTGGTGAGTTGGAAGAAGCATTGCCAAGCGGGCATCCCCAAGGGTGCGCGTGTCGTCTGCTTTCATGGCAAGCCGCGCCCTTGGGACACGAATGTGTATGAGGCGATCTGATGGCAAAGCGTTCCGCCGGCACACTCGACCGCAAGATCACGATCCAGCGGTACACCTCGGTTCCCAACGAGTTCAATGAACCGATCCCGACATGGACCGATTTCATCACCGTGCGCGCCGCGCGCCGCGATGTATCGGATGCCGAGAACTTCGCCGCCTCGCAACAGGTCGGCTCCTTCCTGCGCACGCGCTTCGTGATCCGCTCATCCAGTGAGGCGCGCACCGTCACGCCCGTTGATCGCATCTCCTACGACGGAGCGATCTGGAACATCCAGGGTGTGAAGGAAGGCGACCAAGGCGACATGCGCGGGCGGTATATCGAGATCACCGCGGTCAGGAGCAACGACTGATGGCGACCCGCGTCCGCGTCGAGGGTCTGCGCGAGCTTGAGCGCGCACTGGCCGAGTTGCCCAAGGCGACGGCGCGCAACGTGCTCCGGCGCACGATCACCGAAGCCGCGCAGCCGCTCATTGCTGATGCGAAGAAGCTGGCGCCCGATCGCCCGGGCAAACCGCCGAACGATCTGGCGAACTCCATCACGATCTCGTCCCGGCTCAACAGGCAGCAGCGAAAGGAGAGCCGCGGGGATCCGAAATCGTTCGTGGAGATGTATGTCGGGCCCGATGTTTCCGTGCCGCACCCGCATGGCCATTGGCAGGAGTTCGGCACAGTCCAGCATGCTCCCCAGCCGTTCATGCGGCCGGCGTGGGACGCCAACAAGAATGTCGTGCTGGAGAAGATCAAGGACGAGCTCGGAACGCAGATCACCAAGGCGGCTCAGCGCCTCGCGCGTAAGGCTGCGCGGCAGGCGGCGAGGGGCGGCTGATGGCCTGCAGAATGTGCATGAAGGCCCGCGAGATCATGGCGCGGCTCATCCTCCGCTCGCAGGCACCAAGGGCAAAGCCAAATGATCGAAGAACGAATAACGGTCGCGCTGGCAAGCGTGGCTAATGGCCGGCGCTATTGGGTGCGAGCGCCGCAGGATGCCCCGAGGCCCTATGTCGTTCTGCACCGGGTGGACGGCATTCCGAACTACCACTTCTGCGGCCGCGGCACGGTAGCTTCACGCATTCAGGCGAACTGCACCGCGGATACCTACACTGGGGCGAAGCAGTTGGCCCGAGCCGTGATCGCGGCGCTCGACATGTACAGCGATCCCGACAACGGGATCCAAGCGATCTTCATCGATTCCGAGGGGCGCGATCTGCCCACGGAAGATAGCGGCAGCGTCAACTACCTCTTCGCCGTGGCAGTTGATCTGATCGTTCACCACACCTGAGCACCAGGGCAAATCGCAACCAGCCAGCCGCCTCCGGGCGGCTTTTTCTTTGGAGACATGGGAAATGGCCTCTAGGGCAACGATCGGATGGGACACCATCTATGAAATCTGGGATCCGAACGCGGAATCCGGCGCGGGCGGCTTTGTCGAGGTCTGCGAGATCTACAACCTCTCGCCCGGCGCGCAGACGGCGGATCGCATCGACGTGACGCATTTCTGTTCGCCCGAACGCCGGCGCGAATACATCCCCGGCCTGATCGACAACGGCGAGGCATCGTTCGAGATGAATTACATCCCCGGCTCCCCCGAGGATCAGCTCATTCTCGGCTACCTCAACAGCGGCGATGTGGTCGAGCACCGCATTACCTTCCCGCAGCAACAGGGTGCTACGGAGCGTCACCGCGTCACATTCGAGGCATCGGTGACGGGCTACGAGCGCAGTATTCCGGTTGATGACCGGATGACGGCGACGGTCACGCTCGCCCCGTCCGGTGCGGAGGTCTGGGACACAGTTCCGGTCGGGTCGGGGTCGTAACGCATGGCGAACCCTCATCGGGGCGCGGTTGCGCTTGAAGCGGGCGGAAAGGTCTATTCCCTCCGCTTCACCACGAACTCGATCTGTGAGCTGGAGGACAGCCTCGGCAAGCCGATCATGCAGATCGTGAACGACATGCAGAGCGAGAGCGGCGCCAGCATGAAGCTGATCCGCTCTCTTGTCTGGGCGGCCCTCCTCGACGGGCACCCAGGCATCGGGACGAAGGAAGCCGGTGCGCTGATCGATGATGCAGGGATGGAGACCATCACCGAAAAGATCCTGCTCGCCATCCAGCGCTTCTTCCCTGATCAGGAGGGGCAGGAGCGCGCGCGCCCTCCGAAGGCGAAAGCCGGATAGACTGGCTTTCGCTCCTGAAATCATGGGTCGAAGCAGGGCAGGACGAATCCCGTTTCTGGTCTCTCACGCTGCGCGAAATCAGCGTCATTCTCGCCGCTGCGGTTGTTCGCCGGAGACGCGAGCAGAACGACTTGATCTCGTTGGCCTGGCATACGGCGGCGCTGCACCGGGTCAAGAAGATGCCGAAGCTCGACAAGCTCATCCAGAAAGAGCCGAGAACGCCAAGCCAGAGCCTTCGCCCGGTGACGGAGGCAGAGGTGAGGGCATGGCTGTCCAAAGCGCCGAAGGTCCGGCGACGGAGTAGGTAAGCATGGCATCAGGCGTCATCGGAAGCCTGAGGGTTAACCTCGGGATAGATACCGCTGCGTTCTCGGAAGGCCTCCGGAATGCGCAGTCGCGCCTCCAGAAGTTCGGCACGCAGATGCAGGAGATCGGGACGAAGTTCTCGACGCGCCTCACGGCCCCGATCTCGGCCGCTGCTGCCCTGGTGACGGCTTCCGTCACGTCGATGGCCAGGGACCTCGAACAGCTCCAGAAGTCGGCCCAGATATCGAACACCGGCTTTGAGGAATTCCAGAAGCTCGCCTTCGCCGCCCGCTCTGTCGGCATCGAGGGAGAGAAGCTAGGCGACATCTTCAAGGACGTGAACGACAAGGTCGGTGACTTCATGGCCACCGGCGGCGGCGAGATGGCCGACTTCTTCACCAACATCGCGCCGAAGGTCGGGATCACCGCGGACGCGTTCAAGAAGCTGTCGGGGCCCCAAGCGCTCCAGCTCTACTATGACAGCTTGGTCAAGGCCGGCGTAAGCCAGCAGGAAATGACCTTCTATCTGGAGGCGATCGCGGACGAGGCGTCGGCGCTCATCCCGCTGCTGCAAAACGGCGGGCAGGCTTTCCGGGAGCTTGGCGAGAACGCCTCTGTTCTCTCCGCCGAGGATGCATCCGGCCTGAAGGCTTACAACGATTCCCTTCGGGCCATGGGTGAGGCGATCAAAAGCCTCACGGTGGCCATAGCGAGCAGTGGTGTTCTGGACTGGATTACCCAGATCATCAACAAGGCCGCGGAATGGACCAAGGCACTGGCTCAGACCAACCCGGAAATCGTGAAGTGGGGCGCGGTGATCGCTGGCCTCGCCGCGGCGATCGGGCCTGCCCTGGTAGGCATTGGCCTTATGGCAACCGGCATCGCGGCCATCTCGGCCCCGGTTCTGGCAGTGGTGGCCGGCGTCACGGCTCTGACAGCTGCTCTCGTCGCCTTCGCGCCGCAAATCAACGCAACGCAGGCCGCGATCGAGAGCTTCCTTTCCGGGGCGTGGAACACCTTCGTCACCGGATGGGACACTGTCGTCCAGAAGGTCAATGCGGCCCAGGCGGCGATCGAGAACTTCGCAAGTCAGATCGTCGGCTATTTCGCGAACCTTCCTGCGCAGATGATGGAGATCGGCGGCCAGATCATTGATGGCCTGTGGCAGGGGCTCCAGTCGAAATGGGAAGCGGTGAAAGGCTGGGCGTCCAGCGCAGCATCCAGCGTGGCCGATTCCTTCCGCTCCGCCCTTGGCATCCATTCTCCGTCAACGGTGATGGCGGAGATCGGCCGTAACATCATGCAGGGCCTCACCAACGGCATGGAGAGCATGGCCGGCACGGTGGCCGGCGGGGCAGGCGGAATCGCCGGTTCGATCGAAAGCGCGTTCTCTGGCATCGGCTCATCCATTGCCGACGCTATCAAGGGGACCAAGGAATGGTCGGATGTCCTGAAGGACGTTCTTTCGACCGTCGCGCAGATCGTCCTTTCTGGCCTTGGCCGGTCTGGCGGATTCGGCGGGTTCCTGTCGAGCCTGCTCGGCGGCCTCGTCGGGTTCGCGAATGGCGGCTCGTTTCAGGTGGGTGGCGCAGGCGGCATCGACAGCCAGCTTGTCGCCTTCCGAGCCTCTCCCAATGAGACGGTCAGCATCCACAAGCCCGGCCAGGACATGGGCGGCCGCAGCGTGGTCATCAATGCCCCGATCAATGCGCCTGGTGCCGATCCAGCCCAGCTGAAGCGTGTCGAGGAGAGCGTGAAGGAGCTCGGCCGGAATATCCCAAAGATTGTCGATCAGCGCGTGGACACCCGCAACACCCGGAAGACGAGGGCGTAAATGGCACGTCGCCTGATCTCTCCTCCGATCGGCCTGGGGCTCATCGGCATAGAACCCCTATCCGGGCCGCGCACTGTTGGCGCTGGGGCAAACCAGAGCATCGGCGGCTTTGTGCAGACGTTCGGGGCTCCATTCGGCCTCTGGCGCTTCCGCTTCACCTTCCACGCCATGCGCGGGGCAGAGTTCCGCCGGTATCGCGGATGGATCACTGCCCTGCATGGCGGGGCGAATGCCACAAGGTGGAGCTTCTGCGACCCTGACAAGATCACTCATCAGGAAGCCGGGGTGAATGCCACCGACCGGGAGGTTAGGGATGGTCAGCCGTGGTCGAACGGGATGCCCTGGAGCAACGGCGAGAACTGGGGCACCAGCCGGCCGCAGGTTCCCTTGGCCGCGCGCGCGGCCCTGGGCGATACGATCATCCAGTTGGGCGACGTGTTCTGGGGGCATTCTCTGCTGGGCGGCGAATACATCGGGTTCTTCCCGCTCCACCTCGGCCTCTACATCATCACCGAAGTGATCGAGCCTGGCACCTATCGGATATGGCCGTCACTGCGGAAGGCGGTCACCGTCGATGACTTCTGCACGCTCGACCCGACGCTTGCCATGCGCCTCGAAACTGAGGAGAGCGCCACAGCCGACCGCAGCCTGCAGGTGGCGGAAGGCGCGAGCGTGACCATGGTCGAGGTGCTCGACTACGACGTGCGCGATTATTTCACGGCTTAGGAGTTCACGATGAACCGCAGATCCTTTCTCGCGGCGATCGGCCTTGCGCCAGCGATGCCCTTGGCCGCGTCCGCCGCGCCAGCCTCCCCAAGATTAATCCGCCCTCCGCAGCCGATTTCGAACGAGACCGTCCGAATCTGGGCCGAAGGCATGGAACGGTCTGCCGAAGCCGCCCTTCGCGAGGCTATTCGCCGGGAGATCGATGCAATGGCGGCTCGGCGCACCCGCACCTGATCCATGCCGATTTATTCCGAAGCAGACATGGAACGGCTTTCCGGGCCGCACGTCGCGCGTGCCTGGTTCGCCGAGATCGACCTGCCGTCAGGGCTGGTGCGCGCTCACAATGGGGTAGGGCGCTTTACCATCGGCGGCCATGAGTGGAAGGGCGTCACAGATCCGGCCGGCGGTCAGCTTGTAAGCGTGAGCGCGGTCGAGGATCCACGCTTCGGGCAGGCGGCATCCGTCACCATCATCCTCGGGCCGATAAGCGCCGCGGCGTGGAAGGAGATCAAGCAGGACGCGCGGGAGATCGAGGGCCGGCGCTGCGACCTTTACTGGGCGGCGATCGATCCTGAGACAGGCGAGATCGACGTGAGCCTTAAGAAGATGTTCCCTGGCAAGATCAGCGCGCCGGCGCTGCACCGGGCAGGCGTGGGCACGCGGTATGCCTCCTTCACCATCGAAAGCCTCTGGCAGAGCCAGAACTATCCCTTCGGCGGCCGGTGGAACCCGTCCGATCAGGAACGTCGCTTCCCCGGCGACAAGGGCGGCCAGTTCATCGGCGTGAAAGTGGTCGAGGTGTTCAACACATGAGGGATAAGCTCCTCGCCTTCCTTGACCAATTCGAGGGAAAGCCGGTCACATGGGGGCGCGACGACTGCACGGCCTCATGCGCGCTCTGGCTGCAGGCGAACGGCTATGACGTGCCGATCTGGCCCTATGCCTCGCAGGAGGAGGCGCACACGCTGATCCGCAAGGCCGGCGGGCTGGTCAACATCTGGGATGAAGCGCTCGCGGGCGGCGGCGTTTTTGAGCGGTTCGGCCGGCCCGAGCTCGGCGACGTCGCTATCATCGACACGCGGACATTCGGCCAGGTCGGCGTCATCTGCGGCTCGGGCGGTATCTGCTGGTGGCGGAAGAATGATGGCGGCTTCTGGCTCACGCCACGCAATTTCGTGAAGGTCTGGGCGATCTCCTGATGAAGTGGCTCAAGGTTGCTTTGGCCGGCTGCGCGTCGTGGCTGGCGATGACGGCGCATGCGCAGGCGGATGTCATCTTCACGCCGCTGACGTTCCTGCTTTTCTCGGGGCCGTTGGGCGCCGTCTTCACGCCGGGCATCATCTATGCCGGCCTGCAGGTTGCGGCCTATGGCGCGGTGCTGGGTGCTCAGCTTGCGCTTTCCCAGCGCCAACAGCCGAAGATCGACCCGGGCGAACTGAAGAACACGTTTCAGGAGGCGGAAAGCTCAGAATACAATGGCGTCGGCCGCGTCCGCGTTGCCGGGCTGAAGGCGTTCGGCAACACCAAAGGGCAGTACATCTCGCGACTGATCTGGCACCTGCGCGGCCCGATCGATGCCGTGGAGGAGTATTTCGTCGGTGGCCGGCCGGTGACGGTCGATCCTGATGGGTCGGTCTCCTCGCCGCCGTGGGCGCGCAGCAGCGGAACGTATCTGACGATCAAGTCGAAGGTGGGCGACGGCACGGAAACGGCGTGGCCGGAGCTCATATCCGATTTCCCGGATCTCTGGACGAGCGCGCATCGTTGCCGTGGCATATTCCAGACGCTTGCCCGCTATCGCGTCCCGACCATAGACAGCGAAAGCAGCCAGGAGCTTTTCCAGAAGCTTTACCAGGGCGGCGCTCCCGATATCATGGCGATGGCGCGGGTCGGGCTGGTCTATGACCCGCGCGATGCGGGTCAAGATGCCGACGATGAAGACACATGGGAATGGACCGATAACGGCATTCTCTGCGCCGTCCATATCATGCGGAAATATCCCGACCTGACGTCGGCAGACTTCGATTGGGAGTTCATCGCAGACGAAGCCGACAAGGCAGACGTTCTCGTCGCCACGCGGGACGGCACAGAACCACGAGCCCGATGCTGGGGCATCTGGCCCTCGGAGACCCAGCGCGGCGAGATCATGCAGCAGGTGCTCGACAGCATCGGCGCCGAGATCGTGATGAGCGATTCCGGCCTGATCCGCATCCGCCTGATCGATGATGTGCCGGAACCGGAAATCAGCTTCACGTCGCAGCACGTCACGGAACTGAACTGGAAATCCGGGCCCGAGGCCGTGGAGCGTCCGAACGTCTGCCGCATCAAGTACTACTCGCCAGAGCGCGGTTACGACATGGGCGAGATCAATATGGCCGGCATCGCCTGGGCGCGCGTGCAGGACGAGGTCGACCGTTACGGCGAGAAGTATTTCGATGTCGAGTTGCCGTTCTGCCCGAGCCATGCACAGGCCCAGCGCATTGCGCGCCGGCTCTTCCTGCAGGCGAGGGCGGATGCCGGATCGATCCGCACCAACATGGCCGGGCTCGCCGCCTGGGGCGTCGTCTACGCGAATGTGGTGGACGAGGATGCCGAAGAGACGATGCTCACCCGCTTCGCTCCCCCTCGCATCGATGACGAGCAGGGGCAGGTGGACATCCCCTATATCGTCTGGCCGCGGGAGCTGATCGAACAGCCATGGAACCCAGCGACCATGGAAGCTCCTCCACCGGAGCCGGCGCCCGAACTGCAATACGAGACTGACGTTCCCAACGCCGCTCCTCCAGCCGAGGCCACCCTGGTGCAGTATCAGGACGGCACATGGGAGACGCGCATCCGATATTTCGATGTCAGCGGTGTCGACGGTTCGGAGGCGAACTATCGGTATTATCCGGGAGAGAACCCCACGCTCTGGGCCGCCATGACGGAGTATCAGTCCGGGTCGACCTTCTACGCCTATGCCGACGGCGTAAACCTGAGCGGCCTGAAGGCTGACTTCCGTGTGCGATACACCGATGGGGATGAGGTCGGGTACTTCTCCGATCCGCTCACGATCAACTCGATGTCAGTCAACAACGCTGCGCCTCCTGCTCCGCAGCTTAGCGTGCAGGTCGACCACACGGCCGGATCAAGCACCTGGACTTTCAATGTCAGCGTCACCTCATCGGCCATGAATGTCACTCGGTTAACCTTGGCAGGAGCAGCGAGCTTCAACCGAAACGCTCGACCCGGTCAGCCCCAGACACAGTCATT